TGATCAAAGAGGACGACGAGCTGTTCATGCCCGAGCAGGCCGCGCCAGAGGCCGCACAGGAGCCTGAAAAGCCATCGGCTGCCAAGCGCCCCAGCCGCTTGCAAAAGGTCGCGGAACAGGCCCCAGCGCAGGCATCGGATGACGACGGCGTGATTGACATGCCCGAGACGCGTCCGGATCCTGACTACCAGGACGCTGGCCAGCCCGCCGAAGAGCACGACAGCCCCATCTAAGTTTTGGGGCGAAAGCGGATGCTGCGGACACGTCCCATGGGCAATGAGCCTCAGACGCAGCGAGTAGCCCCACCCATTTTTTAACCCACAGGAGCCCCCCATGGAATACCGCATTTACCTCATCAAAGAGATCGGCAACGAGGACAACATTCGCCTTGTCCGCGCAGGCAGCAAAGCCCAAGTGCTGCGCCACCTGATCAAGGACCGCTTTTCGATTGAGAACCCCAGCACTGCTGACGTCGGCGATTATGTCGAGGCCGGTGTGCCCATCGAGCGCGTTGCCAACAACGACAACGCTGACGCCATTTAAACCCAGGAGCTTCACATGAGACGCAGCATTTCACCCCCATCAACACATAAGCCTGTTCGAGCTATCAAGGAGGCGATCACAACTCGCTTCATGAACCCCGCCACTGGGCAGATGGACTTTTCTGTCAACACCGCCGGGCTTATCAAGGCCGTCTCGCAAGAGCGCCAGATTCCACGCCATTCAAGTGTCGAGCGAATGCTGACCGGCCTTTCAAAGCCATCCCTTGAGCGCGTCCTTCGCGCTGTGTCCTAAATTTTCACCCAGGAGCCCATCATGAGCGACAACAAACCATCCCCCATCAGCGTTGCAGCGGCAACCGACGTGTCCGAGCTCTTCACCGATCTGGACGGCGGCATTTTTGAGCGCAAGCTCTCCATTGCCCTGTCCCAGGTGGCCGCAGCCTGCACCGACCACGACAAGGTCGGCGAGGTCAACATCAAACTGTCTTTTTCCCAGATTCCCGGTACCGGCCAGGTGCGCTGCGAGCACACGCTCAAATTCGTCAAGCCCACGCTGGACGGCAAGTCTGGCGAAGAAGAAAAACGCGCCACCGTCCTGCACGTTGGCAAGTACGGCGCTCTCTCGCTCGCTCAGCCATCGCTGATGGGCAAGCAGGGTGAGCTGGTCTAAGGGGCCCCACATGATTGACAAACAAGCCATCGAAGCCCTGCAAATGTCAGAGGCCATCAGCGCAGCCAACACCAGTGTGGCGGCCAGCTTTTTTACCGCGCTGCCCAGCGACTTCAAGCTGCACGATCTGGAAAAACACCAGACCTTTCGCCGCCGCGCAATTGGCGTGATGAAAACCAACACCCTGCAGTCGTTCTCTGAGTACGTGGGCACACACGCAGAGGCAGGGGCCACAGTGTTCGTCAACGCGCAAGCGATGGCCGCCACAGCGGTGCTCAACCTCGGCGACCCAACAGAGCCGGGCCAGGCCGACAACCTGGCTGTGCTCGAAGCCCGCCGCACGGCCGCTTTCTTGGCCATGCTGGCGGTCGCTGGTGGCCAGGGCCATAGCCAGCAAACCATCGCCGAGTTCTTGGAGGACTGGCCCAGCATGGTCACCTGCTTCAACGACGATGGCACCATCCCCGTGCCCAAAGCCATTGCCGCCGTGCGCAAGGTCACCATCGAGTCCATGCGCAAGATGGAGAACACCGAGAAGCAGCACGCGGCCAGCCGCAGCGCCTTCGAGAGCATCCAGGCGACCAGCACTGAGCCGCTGCCGACGCTGGTGTATTTCGAGACCGTGCCGTACCACGGCCTTGCATCGCGCCTGTTTGTGTTGCGCCTTGGCGTTCGCACCGGCGGCGACAAACCAACCATCACTTTGCGTGTCCAGAATCTGGAGCAACACGAAGAGGAAATGGCAACCGAGCTGGCCGACCTGGTCCGCGAAACCGTAAAAACCGTGCCCGTCCTGCTGGGCACATACAACCCCAAGTGAGAGAAACCATGCAAACCCTGAAATTCGAACTGACCCCTGACGAGTACAACTTTGTGCGCTCCGTGCTGGGCGACCTGCCAACGAAGTCCAACGCCTGGGTGTTCCTGAACAACCTGGAAAAGCAAGCCGCTGCGCAGGTCCAGGCCGCGCAGGAGCAGGCAGCCGCCGCACCCGCACCCGCACCCGCAGCTGAGTGATAACCCCGGGCCGTCTTCGGGCGGCCCACCTGGAGAGCAATATGGAGAAGTTTGAAAACCAGATGCTGACGCCGCAGGAGGTTTCCCAGTTGATCAAGATTTCACCTGGCACCCTTGAGAACTGGCGCATGCAAGGCCGGGGGCCAAAGTTCATCAAGCTCGGCGGCGGCCCACGTGGGCACGTTCGCTACCGCCAACAAGACGTCGAGGACTGGATGTTCGAGGACGCAAAAAGCACAGGAGAAAACAAATGAGCATTCCCACCACATTCCAAAAGGCTGGCGATCATTTCGACCCTTACGCCAGCGAAGAAGACACCGCAGAGCTGATGCGCGTTGGCAAAATGCCAAAGCCTCTGGGCCTCGCCGCCATGCTGGAGAAGACATTGCAGTGGCCGTTGCATGGCAAGGCTGCGGACTGCTTGCGCGAGATGCATGAGCTGCTGAAGCGTTGCGAAAACGAGATGCGCTATGCAGGCTGGACCGTGCAAGAGGCCGACAACCACGCGCGCAACGACTTGTACGAAGAGGTCAAGAAATACCTGGTGGAGCCGAAATGACCGACGCCCAGCTCGCCCTGCTGACCAGTAACGTGTTCTTGGCCGCATGGCTGGGCAAGCACTGGCTCACTGGTATTTTTTGCATCTTTTACGCCGTTTCAGCGTGGCTCAAATGAACCAGTCCCGCACCGCCTCGCTGATTGAGTCCGTGTTCAACGTGGTCATCGGCTACGGCGTGGCGCTGGCCAGCCAGCTGGCGATCTTTCCGATGTTTGGCATTCACCTGCCACTGTCCGACAACCTGGCGATCGGCGCTTGGTTCACCATCATTAGCCTGGTGCGCAGCTATGCGATCAGGCGCTGGTTCAACGCGCGGCTGCACCGAGCCGCCAACAAACTCGCAGGTTTATGAAAAAACGCAAGCCCCCAAAAACGGTCTACGTGTACCGCTACAGCCTCTTGGACGTCATGATGGCCAGTCCCTTGCAGCCGCTGCCCGAGGAGCTTCGCCGCCACCAGCTCACGCGCATGCACGGCGGCCTCGAAGCCATGGAAAAGGCCCCGACGCCCACCACCGATGACTGGCGCGTGGTGAGTGACGCGGTGAACATCATGGAGACGCTGGTCAACAACGGCCCGTGGCTGGACTGCGATGGCGACCCGGTCGAAATCACCGACGCCAGCGGCCTGCTGCAAGACGCCGTGACCGCCATGGCCATGGCCGGAAAGCGCCACAAAGACGGCGGCAACATTCGCTTGGACGGCGCAGGCATCCAGGCCGTGCGTGGCGTGCTGGCCGATTACAGCGACCTGCTCGAAGCGCTGCCAGCGCGCACCATGATCAAGGCGCACCGCGAAACCGAGCGGCGCATTCATGAAATTTTGGCGGGCAAGAAGAAGCCGCACGACGTTACCGTAATGGAGCTCTAAAAATGACACCCGACGAACAAAACCTCGACATGCTGGTCGCCGAGCTGGACCGCGAGAACCGGCTGCTGCGGGCTCGCAATGAGCGGTTGGAAAAAAAACGGTTTGCCGGACTAACGGACAAAGAGTTTGAGGACATCATCATGAGCGCCCCAAACGCCACGGTTCCGGTCATTCTTTGGCAGCTTATCCAAGACAAGCTCCGCGAGAAAAACCAGTGAGCCCCTGGACCTACATCCGGGCCATCTTAGGCCCCGGCCTGCACTGGACGCGATCGGTGCAGGAATTAACCGACGCCATCAAGCGCGCCGAGCTGGACGGCCAGACGGCGGCGGCTGAGCACCTGCGCATCATCCTGGACACGCGCAACAAGGTCGCGTTCGACCAATAAAAAACCCCGCCGGGTTGGGGCGGGGTGAAACCTCATTTCTGAGGTGAGGGAGACAACTGCAATCATTCCAAGCGATCAGGCAGCGTGCCGTCTGATCGCTTTTGCGTCTTGAGCCACTCCTGCTCCAGCTCGTCGCTGGGCTCAGGCACGGATGTGATTTCACCCTCAATCGTGCCGGTGGGCTCACCCTGCACCGCAGGCGGATTCCAGATCGAGGTGGTGGTGCCCATCACGGTACCAGCCTCACCAGCCGTGGCACGCACAGCCTTGGGCACTTGGCCGGCGGCGTAGTCGTCGAGAAACTTCACCACGGCAGCCACATCGGCCGGGTTCTTGGCCATCAGCATGTCGGCCATTTTGTCGGCCACAGCGGGCGTGATCGTGGCGCTGTTGGCCAAGCGAGCAACAAGGCCCGTCAGCGCGTTCATTGGGCTGCCTGTCACGGCCTGTCCAATCGTCTGGCCAATGTCGCTGCCCTCTTCCAGCGCCTCGCGCATCGCGCCACGTTTGGCCGTCTGCGAGCCGCCCAGGATTTTGCTGGCCTGCTGGAAGAGCTGGGCCTCGCGCTCCATGGCGGCTTTGAACAGCCGGAAGTGGGCCGGGTCGTCAAACAGCGGTTGCAGCTTGGCGGCCGTTTCGGGCGAGTTGATGATGTTGCTCGCCGCGTTGCGGTTTTGCGCCGAGTCCATGATCTGGCCGTACAAGTTGCGGGCCACACCGGTGCGGAAGGCGGTCTTTTCAGCGTCGCTCATGTCGGCGACCATCTTGATCACCTGCTCGTGGTCGAGCTTCTTGAAGTCGGTCATGCCGGTGCGCATCGCGTCCAGCACCTCCATGTCGCCAGCGTAAGCCTTGCGGGCGTCGCGGTAAATCGGAACGTTCTCGTCGATGGCGTTCACAAACACCTTGCGCAAGTCGCGCAGGGCGCTTGCCTCTGCCGTGGACATGCCCTGACCCTTGAAGCCGGACTCGATGGTCGCATCGATGCCGCGCTTGATGTAGTCCAGCGTGCGGACGTCTGGCAGCTTGGTCAGCTCCAGAATCTCTGCGCCGGTCTCGGTGAACTTGCCGGTGGGCTTGTAAATCTCAGGCAGCGCAAAACGGCTGGGGTCCTCGCCGCGCAGCTTGGCCGCCATGGCCTCGGTGTCGGCGATGCTGCGAGCCTTCTGGAAAAACGCCTGGAACTGCGGATTCTTCAGGGCCTCAACGATGCGCGGGTCGTCCACATCGCCCCAGGCATAAGCCTGCCCGTAAACGTCCTTAGCCTTGCTGCGCAGGTCTTGCACGAGCTTGGCCTCGTCGGCGTAGAAGTCGCCAGGCTGCAGGCCTTTTTGGACCTGCTGGTATGTGCGCTCGCGTGCGCCGGTTTTCTGCTCCGTGAGGGTTTTTTCAACCTTGCGCGTGCCCTTGCCGGTGCGCTGGGCCACGGCCTCGGCCAGATCGGCCATGGCCGCATCCACGTTGGCCACGGTACTTGGCACGCCCATGGCGCGATCACGGGCAACCATCTGCTCGATTTGCTGGGGCGTGAGGTTGGACTCGCGCATCGCCTTGGTCATCTTCTCGCCAGCGCGGCTGGCAATCACCGACTCCGTGGGAGCCAGGCGCTCGCGCAGCCACTGGCCCGCGCCCTTGGCACCGCGCAGGACCACCGGAGCCCCGCCGCCAATGATCGTGCCTAGCGTGCCGCCCGTGATGGCCCCGCCAACGCGCCCGCCCTCTTCGGCCGTGCCAGCGCCAGAGACAGCGCCTGTGGCCCCGCCAAGGGCCGCCAGACGCGCCAGAGCGCCTGCTGTGCTGCGCTGGGCTTGAGTCACCGCCGCGCCTTGACCGCCGGGCACAAACATCATGCCGACCGCCGGGGCCATGCCGCCGGCAAACTCAGCCGCCATGGCGGTCCCAGGGTTTTCCCGAGTATAGCGGGCGTACTCCTGGCGAATCTGGCCCAAGGCCTGCTCGTAGGGCTGATCGCCGAGCTTGGAGCGCAGCCAGGCCTCGGCCTCGTCGCCCCAGCCCATGCCCAGGCCTTGGCCCAAGACGGCCCGTGTAAGGTTGACTGCGTTGTCGGCCATTATTCAAGCCCTCCGGCGGGTGCGGTTTCACGGTACAGACCCTGGTTGATCTCGTTGAGGCGCTTTTGCTGCTTGGCCATACCGCGCTGCAAAGCACCATAGGCGTTGATCAGGATGCGGCGACGCTCTTCCTGGTTCTTGGCTTTGGCACCAGACACCTCGGCCAACAACTTGATGTCCGAATCGGACAGCACGCCCTTCATCTTCTCGGCGGCGGAGCTGATCATCGAGCCCTTGAGGATGTTTTCCAGCTCCTGCGTGTTGAGCAGCGTTGGGTCCTTGGATCCGGCGGCCTCCAAGGCAAGGCGGGATGCTTTGTCGACCAGTGAGCCGCCCATGCTGTTTTTGTTGAGGTCGAAGGCGCGCTTCATGTCCTGCATGGCACCCTTGACGCTGGACAGCGAGTCCTCGGTTTCGGTCTTGAGCTTCACCTCGGGCGCGGTCAGCTTGGTGGCCTGGGTCTGCTGGAAGTCGAACTTCTGCTGCTGCAGCGCCATGTTGGCCTGGGCGGTGCCCATGTTGGCCAGCGCCGTGTTGATCTGCGCCATCTGCTTTTCGACGTTCATCTCGGCAATCTGGCCGACGCGCTTTTGGAACTCGGGTGTGCCCGGCACCAGGCCCTCGTCCTTGGCCTGCTTGCCGGCGCTGGACTCGGGCTGGCCGGACTTCACGTAGTCCTTGATCAGCTCGGTGGCAATCGTGCGCTTGTCCTTCATGCCCTCGGCGGCCAACTGGCGCAGGGTTGTAAGGTCTTCCTTGGCACCGGTCATGCGCAGCTTTTGCGCCTCCAGGCCCAGCGACAGACGGCGTGCGCGCTCTGCCTGGGCGGCCTCGCGCTGCTCTTTGTTCATGGTGGCGGCGGCCTCTCCGGCCTTGCCCAGCGACTCCATGAAGTTGCCGGTCTTGGTTGGGGCACCAAACGCGGCGGCCAGGCGGAAATACATCTCGGCCTTGCTGGGGCCGGTTTCCTGGGGCTGCTTGATGGCGTCCTGCAAGAGCTTGTTGAAAGCCTCGGACTCTTTGGTCATCGTGGCGCGTGCGGATTTGAGCTCTGCGCCATAGTCGTCGTTTTGCGGGAAGTACTTACCCAGCATCGACAGGAGCTGCTGATTGCGGCCAGCGCCCTCCATGCCAGGGGGTAGCACAGGCGGCATGGCCTCCTGCGCAACGGCGGCAACCGGCGCGGCGACCGGTGCTGCAACGATGGGGGCCTCGGCCACGGGCAGGCGGACGCCGGGCGCTTTGCCCGTTTCGCCAAGTTCGTAGTTCGAGGCCAGGTCGTAGATCGATGGCATGTGAGCCTCCAAAAATTAACCGCCGAGCAGCTTGCTCAAGCCGGCAGATGCGGACAAGCCGGTCGCCAGCTGCTGCAGCGGCGATGCCGAGTAAGTTGCGCCCGTGCTCGTGGTGCCCTGCGAGGTCGAGGACTGCACGTTGGGGGCCATGCCGCGCACCTGAGTGGACAGCCAGTCGAGCTGAGACTTGGGGTATTGCTGCTCGAGCATGTACTGCTGGTAAGCCGCATCGGCCTGGCGCTGGGCAATCTGCTGCTGAGACATGCCAGCGGCCTCCAGGGCAGCGACGTCTTGCGTGCGCATCTGCTGGCCTTGCTGGGCCTGAGCGGCCATCTGCTGAAGCACGGACTGCTGGCGCTGCAAATCGGCCCCGGTGAGCTGGCCGGTCTGCGCCCCCACGGACGCAAGCAACTGCTGCTGCTGGCCGGTGAGCGCGCCTGTTTGCTGGGCCGCGCTCAGGAGTGCGGACTGCTGCTGCTGGGTCAGGCCGCCAAGCTGCGTGCCGACGCCACCCAGGGCCTGAGCGCGTGCAATCTCTTGCTGCGCCGCTTGCTGCTGAGCAGATGTGAGCGCCTGGCCACCAGACAAAATCGCCTGCTGCTGGGCGGTACCAAGGCCGCCAGCGGTCGATGCCAGCTGAGCCTGGCGGGCTGCTTCTTGCTGAGCGGCGGACACCGCTTGGCCGTAGCCAGCCTGCAACGCCTGCGACTGCTGGTTCAGGATGGATTCCTGCGTGTCGCGCAGCGCCCGGCTGCCAAACTCGCCCATGCGCGTGCCACCAAACTGGCCCGCACGGATGAAGGCATCCGAGACGCCAGGGAGTAAGTTTTCCGACAGGTTTCGAGCGCCCAGCTTTGCGATCTGGCTGGTCACCGACTCGGTGTAGGGGTTGAAGAACTGCCCAATGTCCTGCGCGCTGGTCTTGGCCGCCTCTTGCATGTACGGGGCGGCGGCTGTCAGGCCTGAGCCCTCCAGGCTGGCCTGCACATACGGCGAGAGCGTGCGTGCGCCGGTACCGGTGTCAACGCCAGCCAAAGCGGCCGCTTGCTGCGTCAGGTACGGCTGAGCCGCGCCAACGCCGCTTGTGCCTGTGGCCTGAGAAATCAGGGGCTGCGCAGCCTGCAGTGGGCTCATGCCGGTGGCTTGTTGCAGGTATGGGGCTGCGGCCGTCATGGCACCGGGCGCGGCGCTCAGCTTTTCAAGACCGGTCTGTGCTGCCTCAAACGGCGCTTTCCACAAACCCTGATTGGCCGAGACGGCGTCGTAGGCCTGCTGCTGCTGAGGCGTTGCACCGGCTACCAGCGTCCCCTTGTAGGGCGTGAACGGCGTGTTGGCGACGTTGGTCGACTGGTAGATTTGGTTGTAAATCGCGTCCTGCAGCCACTTCGGAGTTTCCGTCGTGCTGGTGACGTAGGAGGTAGCTTTTTGGGGGTCACCCTGAAACAAGCTGGCCATATTAAGCGCCTTTCAGATATGCCAACGGCGATTTGGCGTTCGCGCTGAACTTGCCCCGGGCCATCGATTTGCCTTTGTGTTCACGGATTTTAGCCCGCATCCGGTCCAGCTGGCGAGCCCCGGCGTCTGTGGAGCCATCGCCCAGCAGCGCCACGGTCTCGGCGTCCATCACGTACTCGCCGTCCGAGAGGCGCGCGGGGATGGTGTCATCGCGGCCAGAGCCGCCGCCACGGGCCAAACGGGTCAAAGCGCCGCCACGGGCCAGCTTCTGAGTGGGCTCTTCTGGGTTGTCGTACATACCGCCGCCGACCTTGTCCCAGTTGCGGGCGATGTAGCTGCCAACAGGCAGGCCCTGCATCTTGGCCGCAGCGCTGAGCGTGTCCCAATTCCAGGTGCGCATCGGGCGGTTGAAGTACTCCTGCTGCTCGGGCGTCATGCCGGCCACGACCTGCTGCACTTCCTCTGGCGTGTTGGCCGAGCCAAACAGCGAGAGCAGCGGCAGCATGCTGGCCGCAGTGCCCAGGCCGCTTGTGCCCATCTTGTTGCCAGCACCAGCGGCGGGCTTGGTTGCCAAAGGCATCGCGGCCTCTGTTTGGGCTGCAATCACGCTGAGCGGCGAGGCTTTGATGCCTGTGCCGGTGTAGGGCTCAGCCGATGCCGTGTCCACTGTTGCGGGGCCAGCCAGCGAGTAATCGGGCGTGAAGCTGTCAGGGCCCGTGAAGGTTGGAGTGCTGCCGCCGGTCAGGCTGTAATTTGTGCTCAGGCCCATCTCTGGCACGCTGGGTGTGTTCAGCGTTGGCACCTTCAAGCCCTCGATCACCAGGTCGGATGGAGGCTTCAAGCCCAAGCCGCCAGTCTCGGCAGGCGTGATGTCGTAGATCGATTTCGGTGCGGGGGCCGATGGCGCGGCATAAGCAGCGGCCAAGCCCGACAGTGCGCCTTGCGTGAGCGCCTGCTTGGGGTCAGCGCCCATGGTCAGCGCGTTGCCAAACTGCTGGCCTGCGGTCTGCAAACCAGCGCCGAGCTTGCCCTCGATGCCACTTGCGGCACCGCCAAGCGTACTGCCCGCATAGCCGCCGACGCCGCCCTGCACCGCGCCGGTCAGGAAATCACCACCGCTGGCCGCGCTCTGTGCGCCGCCAATCAAGGAGCTGCCCAGCACGTTTTGAGCGGTGTTGCTCAGCGTCATACCCGTGGCGTCGCCGATTGCGCTGCCCAAAGCACTGCCAGCGCCAGCGCCAAGAGCGCCACCGATCGCGCCCTTGAGCGCGTTGCCACCAGCCGCAGCCGATGACAGGCCGCCAATCGCTGCGCTGCCCAGCATGCTGGCCGCAGTGCCTGTGGCACCCAGGGCGCTACCAATTGCGGTACCGAGGCCAGGGGCCACAAACGATAAAACAATCGGCAGAACTGGCGCAACGGCCTTGAACACCTTTTTCAGAGCTTTTTTCAGGCTCCAAAACTCGGGCAGGCCAGTCATGGGGTTGATGGTGCCGGAGCCGCCGCGAGCGCGAAGCAGGCGGGCCTCTTCGGGCGTGATGTGCGCCAGCATGGTGTCGCCATACCGGCCCATGCGTGCGATCGAGTTCAGGCCGCCGCGTGCAAACTTCGGCACGTTGCCCGACTGCATCTGACCCTGCACGACCTTCAAAGCGATCAGCAAGACGGTCAAAATCATCTCGTCAAACTGCTCGGGCAAGTCCTCGGCGTCGATCAGGTTGGACTGAATCATCGCCATGCGCGTCTGCTCATAGGACGCCGGGTTTTGCAGCGTGCTTTCGATGACTTGCGTCAGTTGATCGACAGCCTCTGGAGAGACGTCTTGGTCGTTCAGGATTTCCTGAACAGCCTCCCCGACAGCCTGCATGGCTTCAGGGTTGTTTTGGATCAAGCCTAAAATTTCTTGGTTCATGATAGTGCTCCAACAAGCCTCTCGGCCCATTCTCTCCAGTCGGTAAATCCGTAAGGAATCGGCAAGTTACGGCCGATCGTTGTGTTGTTCAAAAACTGCATGCCCCAATCTTGCCAGCGATTGGGGTCGTCCAGCCGGCCAAAGGAGCCGTAGGCGTCGAGGTCGATGATGACCTGCGACGACCAGTCCATCAGCTCCATTCCGGTGGGTAGGGTGATGATCATCCCAGCACCGTCCTGTCGCCAGACTCAATGTGCGCAATGATCTGGCCCATCTGGTAATCGCCGTACAGGGCGTTGGACTCAAAGCGGGCGCGCAACTCGCGGCGCTGCTCTTTGAGCATGACGATCTGTTCGAACGGCTGGTCGGCCTGCTCGGGGAAGGTGAAGATCGAGCTCGTCACCTCGGGCGCACGTGCGTTGGCGCGGCCCGTGATCTGCACGGTCATGGGGCCCTTTTGCACGAAGTCCGGCTCGATGGTGGTGATGCGCAAATAGCCGTCTTGGCCCTGGACGATGGACGAGAGGTCCGCTGTCTCGAAGTAGGACTGAATTGGCGCGGCCAGGGTTCCGTCGATCTCGTCAACGCCCTGCTCGTGGACCCAGGTGCGGTAGCCGCTGCCAGTGGGCACGGCGTCCACCAAGATCGGGGCCATAAAGGCGTTGTTGTAGCCGCCAGCCGAGCGGCCAGAGGTGGGCAGTGCGGTGTCGTACCAAGTGTTCTCGCGCACGTTGTAGATCACGGCGTGGGTGCATTCGGTAGCGTCCCCCTTGGGGTAGGCCCACCAGATTTCGCCAAAGCGCGGCACCTTCCAGGCAAACACCTTGCTGTGCTGCTGGGGGTTCAGGCCTTCGAGGAAGTAGTTGATGTTCATCTGGTTGGGCACATCGCGCACCACGCCGTTGAACATGAAAAATCGGTCAACGCCTGCCCAGAAGAAAACGCCGTCGTAGTCCACCACCGAGTCGGCCGACATGATGGAGGTGTCGGTGGCGATCGTGTCGAACTGGAATACCGTGGGGCCACCGGTGAAGGTGGCACGAATCACCGCATCGTAGGCCCAGAAGATGCCAGCCGGGGCCGAGCCTGAGCCTGCGCGCAGGGGCATGCCCTTGACGATCTTTTGGCTCCACACCCGGGCGATGCCAGATCCGGAGCCGGTAAGGTCTGTGGGCTCGCCAGCCGCGGACCAGCCGATGATGCCAGCGGTGCCGTAGTAAAACAGGTACGGGTGCAGGGCCACGATGCCGCCCGTGGCATTGGCACCAGCGGGAAGCTGCACGCTTTTCAGCGGTGCGGTGCCCAGCAGGTCGCCGTAGAAAATCTGCCCGCCCACATCGTTGCACAAGCAGCGGCCGTTGGGCGAGACGTGCGCGAGCAGGGCGTTGTAAGCGGTCGAGGAGTCGTAGACCGCCTGGAACATCCAGCGATTGGCGTCCGAGGCCGTGAGCGCGTCCGAGCCGCCCACCATGTCCGTGTCGGTGGCCGTGATGACCGTTGTGGCCGCCGCGACCACATAGCCGTTGGTGGCCACGCCTGCGGTCACTGCTGTGATGGTGATCAGTGGGCCAACAGCCACGGCGCTGTAGTTGGGCGTCGAGGTGTGCAGGTTGATGTTGGTGGCCACAGCCGTTGCCGTGGTGGCCAGGTCAATCGTAAACGCCACCGCGCCCGACATGATCTGCACGCCGTTGACCGTGATGCCGTCCACAGAGCCCGCAGCGCCGCCCGTGAGCGTCACCGTGCCTGTTGCGGCCACAGCCACCGGGGTGCGGTTGGAAATCAGGCTGGCGTTCTTGCTGGCGTCAATCGTGAAGCGCTCCAGCGTGCTGGGGCCGCCGCTGTGGCAATACTGCAACAGTTGCTGGGTGAAGCTCATGAAGCCCCGCGAAATCTCGGTCAGGTACTTGGAGATCGAGCGGTACCCGCCAATCTTGCGCGGCAGGCCACGCTGGAAACGCACCCACTGTCCGTCGACGTAGAAGTCGCCTTCGAACTTGGTGCCGTCGCGTTTGATGCCCGGCTGGGAGCGCAGGATTTGGGTTGGCATGGTTAGAACGTCCCGCCCACCACGACGCCAGAAGGCGCGATGCCAAGTGCTGCGTAGGCCGCAGGGCCGTCGGCAGCGGTAAACACCGCGTCGCCCACAGCCGTTGCACCCAGGTTGATGCGAGCCGCGCCTGCGGTCGTTGCGCCGGTACCGCCGTCGGACACCTGAATGGGCACAGCCAGGCCGCCCGTGTCGGCGTTGACCACATCGGTGCCGTCGCAGTACAAGATCGAGCGCGAGCCGGATGCGACCAGGACGCCAGCGCCAGCCGAGGTCTTCACGGTGAAGTTGTACGCGCCCGTGGTCTCGTTGTTGACCCAGTACTGCTGCACCGTGGCCGGAACGATGATGTTGCGGTTACCGGTCAAAACGCCAGTGAAACCGTAGGCGATGCGGTTCAACTCCGTGCCGGTCAGCGTGTAATCGCCTAAGCCTGCCACGTTGATCGAGGTGTAGTCGAAGGCAAACGTGGCGGACTGGCCAAAGCCGATCGTGTAGTAGTTGGCCCCGTCCGAGACGATGATGGCCGACTCGCCAGGCTGGAAGGACAGCGTCGCGCCGCCGTCAATCAGCACCGTGCCCGCAGGGTCGGCCACGATGGCGCCAGAGCCCGAGTTGCGCAGGTAGCAAAACCAGTTGTCGCCGACCGTGGTGGGCGCGGGCAAAGTGAGCGTGCCGCCTGCGCCGGTCCACACAAACATGCGGGCCCGGTCCTGAGCGCCTGCCGTGTAGTTGCTGTTGAACTCGGTGACGGGGACGGCCTGCGCGAGCAGTGTGCCGGTGGCCACGATGCCGTTGCCAGCCAGCGAGGAGGCGTTGACCTGCGAGGTCGATGCGCCGTACTGCAGCGCCACCCAAGATCCCGCCACCGTGCTGTTGCTCGTGAGGTAAATCTGCCACAACGTGCCCGAGGCCACGGTCACAACCTGCACGCCAGCGGCGTCCTTCACTGTGAATGTGTGCGCGCCCTTGTTGTTGAACAGGATGGTTTGGCCGGTACCGGTCTTGTTGGCCGGTGGCAGCGTGATCGCCAAGCCCGCAGACGCCGGGGTGACGTCCATGATTTTGGTGGCCAGATTCTGGCTGGTCGAGGTCTCGTCTGGCCAGCTCAGCGTAATGTCAGCGGCCAGGGCCGTCGAGCTGTAATCAATCTCGCTGGGGTAGATGTTTGCCCCACCGAAAACGTCGGTGTATGTGGTCATGCTTCAGTCCTTTGGGCGCTGCGGTCCATGATCTTCTTCAGGTCCTCGCCGTTGAGCGCCTGGGCAGCGCGGTCGTACATCTGCTGCCAGGTGCCGATACGCTCGTCCTTCTTCAGGAACGGCGTGGCCTCAAGCAGCGTGGCATACAGCAGCAGGTCAGGGGCGTACTCGGTGAGCCAGTTGGTCTGGAAGTCCTCGCCCAAGAAACGCGGCTGCTCGTAGTACATCACCTCCAGCGTGCTGGCGGCTGCAGGCGTTGGCGTGATCAGCCAGTGGTTGTAGTCATAGTCCGCGTAAAACTGCGGCGCGCCGGTCTCGGCCTCATCAGGCCAGTAGTTGCGGCAGTACTCGTAGGCGCGGGCGAAAATCGGAGAACCGTTGACCGTCATGCTCACGGTGTCGCGCCAGCGGTCGGGCTTGCGGTAGGTGGCCACGCCGATTTGCAGGGGAGTTTGGACGGCGCGAATAAAGCCCTGAATCTTGAGCTCGCGGGAGATGCGGCGCTCGCCCAGTGTGATCAGGCGCGGCAGCTGCTCGTAGACGATCTGGTCGCTCTCAGCGGTAAAGCCCCGCTCAAGGTAGCGGCGCACATCTTCCAGCAAGCTGCTGTACGTCATCGTGTACATGGGGACTCCAGTTGGTTATGAAGCCGCTGGTCCAGCTGGCGCGTGGTGCCTGAATTATGCCCGGGAACACACGAGGCGGCAAACGTCATCGCGCCACCCCTTTGGTCTTCTCAAACGAGCGCATGCCAGCGATACCCAGGATGCCAGACAGAATCACCCACAGGGCGTCTGCGTCCAGCATCGGCGGCGGCTGCATCCCGGCGGGCAGGTGGCCGTTGGCTTGCGCCAGCGCCCAGCCCCAGGTGAGCAGCGGGTAGAGCAGAAACTGGTAGGCCATGGCCGCAGCGCCGACCCAGCCGATGGCGGGCCGCCAGCCTGCGACAAACACGCTGGTGTGCTGGGCCTCGGTGTTGTTCACGCCGATTTGCGCCAGGTCGATGGCCTGGTCGAGCTTGCGGCCCTCCAGCTCGAGCTGCATGCGCTCCTTGTCCGTGGTGATAAGGTCGCCAGCAACCTTGCCGACGGACTCGATGACGGTGCCAATGCCGAGGAAGTTCATGTGGCGTCCTTCAGTGTGCGGTTGATCCAGCCGAGCAGGAACTTGATCTGCGTGCGGTCGCGGGTCACGATATCCCGGTACCGGGCGATTTTGGCCAAAGCGTAGGCCATGACAAACTTTTCGGGGTCCATGGCGTTGAGTGCGGCCACGGAGCGCGGCCCGAGCGATCCGTCCGGCGTGGCCCCGGCCACCAGCTGCGCGAGCTTGACGGCCACGGTGGGGCGGCCTGGGGCGCTGGAGTTGACGGCGAAGTTGAAGATGGAGGACGCCACCGCCTGGTGAATCAGGTGGTCGCCCGCGATCGGGAGCCAGTAGTTGGTGTGGTACCAGTTGCGCACCATGGGAGTCGGTGGCGTCTCGCGCCGGTCGACAAACTCCCAGCCTGGCCAGTCCGGGTTGAAGTGACGAGAAATTCCCGCGTAAGTGAGCTGCCCGCGATCACCCGGGACGTCGTGCAACAAATAACCGCCCTCGTCGCGAATCATGGCTTCGAAAGCAGGCAGGAAGTCAGCCATGGGTTAGCTCCTGGTTATGGTCAGCCATACACCACCTCCATAAAAATGCGGACGGACCAAAGCACCACGCCGACGATCAGCACGGCAGCGACGAATGCTTCGGTCCAGTCTCTCACTGAGCGGCTGCTTGCAGTGGGGCCAGGTCTTCGGTCGTCCAGAAGTCCTTGGCCAGCATGATGCGCAGGTGTTCTTTGTTCCGAGCCACGCAGTCGGCCCACTCGGCATCGTCCATGCCTTCGGGCTTGCCGCCGTTGATCAGGTTCACCGAATCCATGGCGGCGCTGTAGTGGCGTGCGATTTCTTCGGCGGTGGGTTGGGTAGTTTCGGTCATGCTGTGGCTCCTTGGGTTTGACGTGCTGCCATCTCGGCGGCAGCGGCTTCTTGCGCGGCTTGATAGGCCGCGATAACTTCAGGTGTCCATGCGGCGTTGCAGATGACGACCACATTTGCAGGTTGACTTGTGAGGTCTTGGCCCGGCGTCAGTGATGTTCGGTGGAAGGTCTGCGTGAGCAGGTTGCCGTCCTCGATGATGCGAGTGGCCTCGCGATAAAGAACTGTGCCGTTTTCGGTCACGGTAATTTGGTCAACGACCTTTTGCTTTTCGATTGTCATGATGATTTTTTCCTCAAGTTACGCATTTGCCAGATAAACGAGTGTGCCGTGCATCCAAAACTCAGTGCCTAAATCTGAGCCATTCAATGTAGTGCCGCCGCCTCCTTTGTAAACTTGCATAGACGTCGCTCCTTCAACGCCGCTCACTGCAATTCTCAATATATTCCCGCCCCAGCTAGTACTACCAATAGTCATGCCCGCTTCTCTATACCCGCCACTCGCGCTGTTGCCGAATGGAAGACCATGCAAAGTTACTGCGCCCCCATTGTTTGAAGACCAGTTAGCCCCAATTCCCCAAACGCAGGTCACGACGCGACCAACTTTTGTGTATTGCCCGACCGCGTTGAAATACGAAACTCCTGTAGGGGTCGCTCCGCCAATTTGGATTGTTGGGCTAAAAATTCCCTCCTCATAGTCATCCAGCGTGTTGGCGTTGGACGATGCGTTTTGGGTGGCGGGGAAGGTGATGCCTGTGCCGTTAGAGGCGGAGGTTGCGTTCAAGCCAACGCATCCGTTCAAGTTGACTTCAAAAACATTTGCCGCGCCAACCAATGTGCCGCCAGCGGCCTGACGACCAACAGAGAACTTGTCTGCGGTTGCAACGGGGCGGGTTGAGCCGTCTGCCGCACGTCCACCAATGTCGATGAACCAAGATGGCAAAGACGCATTGGCTTGACCTGTAAGGTTTGGCTTATTGGCTCCAATCAGAGTTCCGTTGTATGTACTGTTGTTGCCGCCGCCGTTACTGAACAACGTCCAAAGGCCAGAGCCTGATCGCATCAGCACTTCGGTTTGAGAAGGCGAAGCAATGACAGGATTCCCATCCCCATCCGACAGCACGATGTAGTTGCTGGCAGTGCGGATGTCGAGGCCACCTTGGTTGCCTGTGTAGCCGCCAATGATGGTGTTCCTATTACCGGTGGTGATCAAAGAGCCACACTCACCAGAGGCGTTATTGCTGACTCCGACAAAAGTGTTGCCATTTCCGGTGTTAAGACCCCCTCCTGCGTTGTATCCAACAAGCGTGTTTTGAATACCAGTTGTAAGAGAACCACCAGCACTGGCCCCAACAGCAGTTGTTGCGCCAGTTACCGCGCTGACGGCGGCACGATATCCAATCGCTACGTTGTTGTTGCCCGTAGTGTTGCCAAGAAGCGCCTGAGCACCAACGGCAGTGTTGAAGCTGCCAGTAGTGTTGTTGTACATCGCACCGTTGTAAACACCGTTTGAAGCATTTCCGACAGCCGTATTTCCACTACCAGTTGTGTTTAAAGCAAGAGATTGCCAGCCGCCAGCAAAGTTTCCTGCTCCAGTTGTGTTGGCGTCAAGAGCCTGAGCGCCGATAGCCGTGATACTTCCAGTTGTGTTTGAAGCCCCTGCTCTGTATCCAAGCGCCGTAAGACTTCCTGAACCCGTGTTGTTTGAACCAGCAAGATAGCCAACTGCGGTGTTGTTGGAGGCAGTCGTGTTTGCAGCTAACGCTCCCGGCCCGACGGCCACGTTAAATGATCCGGTGGTGTTGGCACGAAGCGCACCGAACACCACGCCGCTGTGGATGCTGCCAAATGCGGTGTTGCCGTTGCCGGTGGTGTTCAGCTCCAGAGCGGTCGAGCCAAAAGCCGAGTTACCAAGACCCGTGCTGTTGTTCTTAAGCGTTGAGTTGCCAAAGGCCGTGACTTCACCAGTGGTGTTGGCGTATGCAGCCAAGTTACCCATGGCCGTGTTGTTACCAGCAGTCGTGTTGCTGTACAGGGCTTGATAGCCGACCGCCGTGTTGCCGTTTCCTGTTGTGTTGAGCAACAGCGATTGGTAACCGATAGCAGTTCCAAATGCGCCGGTAGTGTTGGTCGCCAACGCCGAAACACCAATCGCCGTACCCGCAGCGCCGGTCGTGTTAACCAGCAGCGCGGAACTTCCGATGGCCGTGTTTCCAGAGCCAGACGTGTTCACTCTAAGTGTATTGGTTCCGACTGCGGTGTTGTCACCCGCCGTCGTTACGTCACGCAAAGCCGCGCTACCAAAAGCGGTGTTGAAAGAACCCGTTGTATTCGCCGCCAACGCACTAGCACCCATCGCAGTGTTGGTGGACACAGCACCTGCGCCACGGCCTACGGTGATGCCGTAAACAGTCAGATCGGTGCCGCTGTACAGCAGGTTGGCGGAGTCCACCAAAGCGCCACCAGCGGTGGAATACACCACGCGACCCGATGTGAGGCCAGAATCAGCAAGGTCGGCCACCGTCAAGCGGGTGCCATTGAATGTCATGTTGGCCGAATCAACCAACAGACCAGACGCACCAGCGTAGGTGACACGGCCGGAGGTCAAGCCACTGCTGCGCAACTGGCTGGCGGTCAGGTTCGTGCCATCCCAAGTCAGGCCCGAGGATGCACCAAATACCCCGTTGTTGTTGAACTGCACCTGCGTGTTGGAGCCCGCCACCACGCCGGTACCGCCTGTGCCTGCAAGCACGCGCACGGTCCCGCCGTTGTCCTTGTAGTACAGCTTGCCGTCTGTGATGTTGATGGCCAGCTCGCCGTTGGCCAGGTTGCCAGACGATGGCGCGGCCGAGGCGGTGGTGCTGTAGTACAGCTGGATGGGTGTGTAGCCTGCTTGAGCCATGGTGTTTCCTCTCGAAATTTAGAACGTGCCGCCGGAGATACCCGACCACACAGGTGTGCCTGTGCCAGCCGACGTGAGCACCTGCCCCGCCGTGCCGTTGGCAATAAATGCGGTAGTGCCTGCGGCGGTTTGATATGGGATCTGGGATGCCGCGCCGCCTGCCAGGTTGGTTGCTGTGCCAACGGCCAGCGTGGACTGCGCACGGTTTTCCCAGCGCGAGTCGCCCGAGTCGTAGACGATCACATCGCCGCCAGCCAGCGTGCCAAACTGCACGTTGCCGTCGGTGCCGCCCAGCACAGAGCCAAACGTGGGGCGCACGAACAAGATGCCGTTTGAGACGCCAACGTGCACCACCGCCGCAATCACAGCGATAGCGTTTGGCGTGTCCGGCTTCGTTTTTGTAAGGCCGCCAGCAACCGATGGGTTGTAGTACAACACCTGGCCCTGCGTCCAGGCCTCAGCGCCTCCAGTGGTGTCGATGCCTTTGATCTCGCCAAACTCAAAGACCGTGATCCAGTCGTTTGTGGTCCCAGTCTCAGCGGCCAAGCCAAGGATGTAGTTCGACTGGTCCGGCTGCAACCCTGTGGCTGGTGCCGCTTGCAGGCCACCACTCGCACCCAGGGTTCCGGTGAACATCAGCACCTGGCCCTTGGTGGCCGGGGCGCTGAGCTTGACGCGGTAGTAGGCGGCCTCGCCAACTGGCTGAATGACGCTGCCATTCATCTGGAACATCAGCGTCTGGAACATGCTGTCCGCGCTGTAGTACAGGCGGCCGGTGGCGTCCGTGACCGTGGCGCCGGTGTCGAACTGGATGAAGTCCGGGCTCGAAATGCCGCCCGTCAGTCCAGTCATCGACGTAATGTCGTTGTTGGCCCCCAGAACCGCCGCAGACAGGTTTGCGCGGGCTCCTGCGGCCGTGGTGGCCCCGGTTCCGCCGTTGGCCACAACCAGGGTGCCAGCCAGCGTCACAGCTCCCGTGGTGGCCGTGGCGGGGGTCAGACCCGTGGTGCCGCCGCTCCAGCTGAGCACGCCCGTGTTGGTGATCGTGACCGCAGCCGAGCCGTCGTAGCTTCCGCCACCCAGGCCGGTGCCGATGGTCAGTGGCTGCGGGTTGGCCGCCGTGATCGTGCCAGAGGCGCCCAAGGCAACGGTCACGCCGTTGTAGGTCACCGAGCTGTTGGCCAAGCTGGCGTTTGGCACGTTGGACAGAGACAGGGCGTTTGTGCCGCCCAGGGCGACGCTGGCCGAGCCAGTGATGCCGCCCGAGTAAGTGAAGGCGATCGACGGGAAGCTCAGCGCCGAGTTGGGGATGTTCGTCAGCGTGTTGAGCGACGCATCGATGGTCTTGTTGGTGAGCGCCTGCGTGCCGGTCAGCGTCACGCCGTCCGTGATGCCGTAGCCAGCAATCGTGGTTGGCGTGCCGGTGATGTTGGCCCATGCGGGCGTCACATCGACCGTGCTGGCGCTGGTCACAACGCCCTTGCTGTTGACCACCAGCACTGGAACCTGGGTGCCCGAGCCGTAAGTCGCCGCCACCACGCCGGAGTTGGGCAGGTCGGCGTTGACCATGGTGCGGAACACCGGGTCGGCAGCGCTTCCAGCAGTTGGACCGGCAAAGAACGTGTTTGCGGCCACAGGGGCCAGAATCAGCGTCGAGCCCCAGGTCGGGGCCCCGGTACCGCCGGACACCAGCACCTGGCCACTGACGCCGGCCGTGCCCACATACAGGCCGTCGGCGCCGGACCAGATGACCGCGCCGGGCTGCATTACCAACGACCGACCTGTGCCGCCCTGGTCGATCGGCAAGATGCCGTCGATCTGGGTCTGGTCTGCCAGGTCCACGGCCGGGTGGCGGTGGTCAGAGCGCGAGAGGGTCAGCGCGGTACCAGCGGAGCCGGATCCGGACCCGGTGCCGCCATAGGACGCCGACAGCGTCACGTTTGACGACAGCGCGCCGCCGCCGGTCAGGCCGTTGCCCGCGATCACCTGCCGGGTGTCGGGCACGTAGCCGGAAATCGACAGTGGAACGGTCGTGGCGGCCGTCACGCGGCCTGTGGCGTCCACGGTGAACTGAGGCACGCTCGTGGCGTTGCCGTACACGCCAGGCGTCACGCCCGAGGCCGCAAGCTGCGTGGTGCCGATGCCGCCAGGCGCGACCGACAGGGTCACGTTCGAGGACAACGCCCCGCCGCCTGTAAGCCCCGTGCCAGCAATCACCTGGCGCGAGGTCGGCACGCCGGCCACCTGCAGCAGGTCACCGGCGCGGATTTTGTAGGTCACGCCGTTGTAGACGCCAACCAGCAACGTGTCCTCCGACGCAGGCGTCACCGGAACCGGAAGGTTGGTGATGCTGATCGGAATGAGGTTTGATGGAACTTGCGCCATTTTTTAATCCACAACGTAGAGGAAGCGCTGCCCGTCCTCAGAAACGATGAACTGCGTGCCGTCCTGCGTGATCAGGCCCGAAGGGTTGGTGGTCACGGGAACATCCGGGCGCACAAACGGCAGCACGACCTGGTCCTCTTTGCGCGGGGCCAGGCGGTAGGGGTCGTAATCGTCCGAGTCCTCGTTGCAGACCATGAGCGCCGGGTAATTTGGGTCCGGATTGAGCTCCGCGAGCTTGAACTTGCGCGAGCAACGCGCACAAATGCCGAGACCATACGTCGGGTCGCTGGCATTTGGGACGATGAATTTCCCGCTCATTTGGTGTAGCACCCAATGCCGGGGTTGATGTAGGTCGGCGAGCCGTCGTTGTCGCCGTCCCAGGCAGCCTGGCGAGCGGCGTACCACTTCTGCTCGAGCGCAGCGACCAGATTCGTGTCCACGGACGGGGTTTCTGCACCAACTTTGGCCGACAGCCCGGCCGTGATCGCTTCGAGCCAGCGCTGCGGGACCTCGACGTCCTGCTGCAGGTTCTCGGTGTCCATGATGTGGCGGTGGCGCCAGACGATCAGCTGTTGGTGCTCGGCGGCCGCGTTCGGGCTTGGCCACAGGTTCATGACCGGACGGGGCAAATCGCGCTGGAACCAGTAGGTCAGCGGGCGGCCCAGGAACACCTTGTTGCTCTGCGCCACGTAGGTGTCGCGGTTGAGCGTGCCCATGGGAATTTCCTGCGGCAAAGTGCCCAGGTAAACCTCGCTGAGCAGCATCGGCGAGCTGCTGGTGATGCGAAACAGGCGCTTGGCCATGGCCGGGACAACGTCGGTCCAGGTCCACTCGCCAGCGGTGGCCGCCGTCGTTTGCGTGCCGACCGTGGTCCAGACCAGGCCGTCGTTGGAGGTCTGGAATGTGACCGGAACCGACGCGCCGGTCCACTTCATACCCACGGTGTTGACCGTGCCCACGCCGCCGTCCTGGTCGTTGAAGTCGACCGTGTAGCTGGTTGCCAGCGAAACCGTGGTACCGGTCAGCTCCTGCAGCGTGCGCAGGTTGGCGTTGAGCACTTCCACGGTGCCGTTGGACAGGGTCACAACAGGCTGGCCCTCGTAGAACGGGTAAATCTGGCGCTCGATGCACCAGCTGGGGGTCTTGGTGTTGGCCAGCTCACTGAGCAGCAGGTACAGCGACTCAAGCGCGTAGCTGTGCATTTCGGCCGTGATGGCCTGGGCGGGCAGGCGGCAGCGCCGGAAGGCGTGATCGACGACCTTCAGGGCGTTGAATGTTGTGCTGCTGATGCTGCCGGAAAAGGCCATGCTAACTCCGTGTGTCGTCGTCAGATGGCCGCCGATTCAGCGCGCCCGTGGGGGTTGGGGAATTGTAGATCAAGCGACCAGGGGCGGCAAACAGCCGCCCCGATCTTGATCAACGCTTGGCGGCCTTGCGGCCTTCGGACAAAGCGATGGCAATCGCTTGCTTGGGGTTGGTGACGACCTTGCCGTCCTTGCCAGAGTGCAGGTCGCCGGACTTGAACTCGCCCATGACCTTGCCGACCTTTGCCTGGCTCACCTTGCCGCCGGACTTCATGGCCAGCATCGGCTCACGCGAGGCAACGGGCACCATCTTGCGTGCGGGCGCCTCGACCTTGCGGCTGGTCATGGCTGCCTCGCGGCGCATCGTGGGGGTCATGGCCATTTCGCGCTTGTCCATGGCCTCCATGCGTGGCATCTTGGCCTGGCCACCCTTGGCCAGCTTGAGCGTGGGCAGATTCGGCGCCACGGGCTTGGAGCCCTTGATGCCGGGGTTTTTGTTGCCCTTGATGCCCAGCTTGCTGGTGTCCTTGATCATGGTCTGGCCAACAAAGCCCGGGGCCTGCACCTTGCCGCCCTTGGCCAACTTGGTCAGGGGCTCGCCTTTGTGCATGGCCTTCTCGTGCTTGTGCACGGCTTCCTTGACGATCTTCTTGTCCATGGCCACATCGCTGTGGACCTTGCCGCCCTCGGCATAGCCTTTGCAGGCGCCGCCCTTGGCGTAACCGCCGACCTTGCCACCCATCGAGTACTTGACGGAGCCGTCTTTGCCCTTGGTGCCGAAGTCGAACTCTTTGACGTATTTGCAGCCCATGTTTTTCTCCAGTCAGTCGCGCTCGTGAGTGGGCGCTTTGAGGTTGTCGATCTTGCGCTCAAGGCGGTCAAACCGGTCCATGAGCTGTTGCATATCCGCCCGGAACTCGGTGCGGGTGATGTGATCGCGTGCGATTTCCTCGCGCGTCTTGTTGAGCAAGATACTGATGCGCTGAAGCTCGGCGAATTTCTCTTTCACGACAAATCCAAGCAGGGCGACGATTGCTGTCAGTACGATATTCCAGACCATCATTTCCATGGCGCGAACCTTCCGCGCCTGGATCAGGTGTAAGCAACGTTCACGGTACCAGCGGCCACGACCACCAGGCCGTTGTTGGCTGCAATACCGTGGCTGGCCCAAGTTGCGATTTCACCCTCTGCCATTGTCTTTTTGTAGAGGATGTTGCCGCTGGCCGCAGATGCGTTGTCGTAGACCGTGACGGCGCCCGCGACGATGCAGGTCACCGAGAACAGTCCGGCGGGGGTGGCTTTGATCACAGCAGTCTCGGCTGCAACCGGCTTGTAGCCTAATTTGTCGGTCATCATGAGGTGATCTCCTGGTTTGAATGAAACCCCACCGGTTGGTGGGGTGCGTCATGACGCAGGAGATCAGCTCAGAGCAGCGCCGACGGCGGTCACCCAGGCAGAGCCGGTGCTGATGACAACGCAGTACTCGTCGTTGCCGGCGCCGTTGTCAGAAATGACGTAGGCGGTGCCTGCGGCGACGCTGCTGGCAGCGGGCAGGTTGGCGGTCGTCGTGACGGGGAACAGGAAGCCGGCGTTCGATTTGACGGGGCCGCTGAAAGTGGTTTGAGCCATGATGATTCCTCACATGCGAGTTTTGCGCAGCCGTCTGCATGTCGTCGGCCAGGGCGGGCCGTCTGCTGCGCTGGATTGAAGGTGCCCAGCAAAGCCCCCGCCTTGTGGGCAGGGGCTTCACTTGACGCCTTGGATTAGACGCCAGCGGTACCGAACACGCCGCGCGGGTCGGTCCAGCCCAGAGCGTAACGCTCGGTGGCCTTGTAGCGCATGCTGTCGGTTTCGAAGTCGCCTTCCATGGATTTCTCCAGGCCGCGACGCATCATCAGCTTCAGACCTTCGGGGGCGTCGGTCTGAACCCACCAGGCGGTGGTGCTGGTGATACGAGACAGGTTGGCTTGGCCTTCGGCCAGCAAGCCCATCGACTTCACCGGGTTGATGTCGTTGTCGGCGGTGCCGGTGCGCAGCACAGACTTCAGGAGCACCTCAGCCTGGAACACGTTGGAAGGACCGGAAACGATCTTCTTGGGTGTCAGGCGGATACGCTTGCCGTTGTTGTCCACTGCGTTGCGGATCTGAATCAGGATCTGCTCGAGGGACGTCTGCGACAGGGCGGCAGCGGTGGACAGCTGGTTGCTGAACGTGCCGTTGACGATCGGGTGAGCCGTGGAAACCAGGGACACGCCGTCACCACCGGTGTACGCGCCGTTGAAAGCGCGGTTCAGGATGTTGGCTGCCAGGGTTTCTTTGGTTTCGATCAGGGACTGAGCCAGGTGCTTGGCGTAGGTCTGACCGATACGGATGTGGTCACCGTCCTCGACCAGCACTTTGGTCAGGGCGAAGGCCAAGCCGTACACCTTGTACAGGTAGCGCTGCAGGAACAGCACGCCACCGGACTGGTACGTCACTGCCATGCCGTCGGGCAGCTCAGGAGCTGCACCGAAGCCGTACAGGACGGGCTCTTCGTGGTAGTTGCGCGGGATGCCTTTTTGCTCGCGGAACACTTGTTTCCACTCGTCGGCACGCTGCTCGTACACACCGTCGAACACCTCGTTCAGGATGGGTTCAACAACGGACCGGAAGTCCGTACTGCGCATTGGGGTTGCCATGTTTCAGCCCTCCTTAGATGCTGTTGACTGCTGCTTTGTAGGCGTGTTCGTTGATGCGAACAGTGGCCGTGACATAAGCGTCAGTCAGCGAGTCGTTGATGTTGTATCCGAAACCAGTGATCTGGAACTGGCCAGATGTGGATTGGATGGCGGTGAGGTAGGTGTTGCTCAGGCCCGTTTGGGTCGAGCCACCAGGCGAGGCGACAGTCCAATCGCACTCTTCGCCGACAGCCGTTTGCACGGTGGTACCAGCGGAGGGGTTGTTGTACTGCACATCGAACAGCGTTTCTGGATCGTCGTACACCCAAGCGATGATGTTGGTCGCGGTGACGCCGGAGGGCCAGAAGGGGCTGATGGTGGGGCGGCCAGTGGCGTCGTTGTACTGGCAGCCGGCGAAGATACCCAGGAGGGTAACGCCATCGGTGGTGCCAGAACGGGTGCCGTCAGAGGTGCCCAGTTGAATCACACCAGCGTCGGTCAACTTCACGGGGTCACCCGAGAAAATGTTGGCGGCGTAGGTGCTCGCTACGGTGTAGGCTTTCGGACGCATCTGACCACTGTTGTGGTAAGAGGCGCGGAAGCCAAAAGGTGCGCTAGTCGAGGACATAGTGCGTACTCCTTAAGGGGTTGAATGGACTGAACTGTTCAGGTCAGCTCAAAATGAGCGGACCGTCTTTGCCCAATTTCCGTCATACCGTCACCCGCATCCATGCGTGATCCAGACGCGCGAGCTTGCTGCTCCATGAACTCCGCCGTGTCAGTCAGCTTTTCCTCTTCGCGCATTGGCGCGTCGTGGTGAGCTTCCTGCATGTACTTTTCGTACAAACTCATGGGGAGCTTGAAAGCAAGCATCTCATTGACACCAATGAAGCCTTGCCAGTCACCGGTCTTGAGGGTGACATAGTCCCAGCCAGGCACGTCGCTTGGCTTCAAAGGCTCGTAACCCAGACGCATACGCATGTGGATGGAGTCGCGTGGATTCGCAGTGGTCAGCCAGCAGCAATGCCAGCCGTCGAGTTTTGGTAAGTCCGGAAGTGAGGACTGGTGGAACTGCTGTCGGAACATTTCAACCCGCTCATCATCGGACAGGGCGCGTGATTCTGTTGCCGCGCGATCTACCATCGCACGATTCTCACGGTTGTCACCAGCGGATTTCTTTAAGCGTTCGTCGGACATTTCTCGCTCCTTTCAGCGATTGGGAAAAATTATAGGTTGAATTTGGAAAAACACAACGCGATTTTTTACGCGCGGTTGTTGCGGTCATATTCCGCGTAGCGTTTGACGTACTTCATGCGAAGCACTGGATCATCCCAGACCCCAGCGTCAATCAGCGCCTGCTTGCGCTCGGGGCTGACGTACACCTCAGTGCGGGTTGATGTTGGCGCGTGCTCACGGCCAGAGCCGATAGCAGGTCCGCCGCGTTGTTGGCGAGGCGGTGTGGTTTGCTGGCGCTGGCTGTCCTTGGCACCGCCGGTCGCTTTGAAGCGCTCAGGGATGCGTCGGGCGGCGCGGTCGCGCAGCTCGTCCCAGTACTCCTCGGTGTCAGGGCGGAAGCCTTCACGGTGCAAAGCGCCGTCGATGGCCAGCACGATTGCGCTGTCCTCGTCTTGGCCCTTGGGGTCGTACCACGAGTTTTCCGTGATGAACTCCTTGGCAAAGTGCATGGCCATGTCGTCCAGGCCTTCGTTCTTGGGCTGGTTGGCCTGCTGGCGCTGCACCATGGCCTGCTGCTTGGCAAATGCCAGCTGGTTGGCCTTTTGCATCGCTTGGTCGCGGTAGCGCATGGCCTGCGCCACATCGTCACCGTTTCCAGCTGCAACAGCCTTGGCGATGACGCGCTCGGCCATCTCGGCCTCGTTCTTTGCCTGGGCGATCTGGGTGTCGATCTGCGAGAGGTCAGCCTGGTGCGTGCGATGCTCGACGGTGCCGAGGCGGCGCTCAAGGTCGTCATTGCGCTTGCGCAGGAAGTCCAGCTCCAGCTTGTCGCGCTTGATCGCCTGCTCGCGGCGGTCCTTGCGCTCGAGCTTTTCCAGGCGGCGGCGCTCGCGGATGGCGGCGCGCTCGGCGTCGTTGCCGTCGTCTGCACCGCCGTCTTCGCTGCCGCCAAGTCGGGCGTCGTCTTCGTTGTCGTCGTCGTTGTCCTGGTTTTGGTTGACACCAGGCTTGTCTTCAACGATGACGATTTCCTCGTTGTTGGGACGGTTGTCGTCTGGACGCTCGTCGTCTTCTCTCAGGGTTGGCATTTTGAGCTCCTTGTTTGGTTATTGGCAGGCCTCGCACGAACCTTCGCCGGATGTGGCGCAGGCTTTGCCGAGGGGGAAGTCTTCGTCGAGAGCGGCTTGGGCGGCCAGCTTGCTGCGCAGCTCGTAGCCCATCAGGGGCCAGATTTTCTGCACGGCGTTGGCGCGGGCAACCTTACGGCCGATCTCAGCGTCGAAGTTCTCAGGACTGGCGCAGGCCGACTCGCCGGTGACGGTGAAGCCGTTACGCAGCACCAGCACGCAAAATGTGAGAAGGCGGAGCGATTCAGGAAGGAGAAAATTCTCCATCGGCTTTCCTTCGTTAACCCGACAAGCCCATGCACCTTCGCCAGCCGTGAAGTAGTGCTCGCTGGCGATGTTGGCCTCAATGTCCGCAGGCGTGATGCGCGCGGCCGTCTTGCCTTTGGCTTGGATTTCCTGTTCGATTTGTGCGTCGGTGCTCATTCCACTACCCTCCAGTCTTCACAAAGCATGTCGGTCTGGCTTGCGAGCCAACCCATCAGGATTGCCACACGCCCTTGAGCGTTGGTCGTCTTCATGGTGATGCTGGGCAGCACAATCGCTGTGCCGCCGTTGTCGCGGGCAAACTGCGCGTTGTGGGGTGACCAGAAGTTTTCAGCGGGCACTTCGCGCTCACCGTCGCAGGACAGCGACAGCCACATCCCCTTGCCATTCCAGCCAGCCCGGGCGACCTTTTGGCCAGCTTTGAGGGCTTCGAGCGCCTGGCCAAACGTCATGCCGTCGCACGGACGGTAGGCCCGGTCAAAAACGTCAGCGGGCGACCAGCTCACATAGCCGGCGTAATGGTCGGTGTTGCCCTTGCCGCCGTCAACGTACTCGACCAGGTAGCCGGCGTCGTCGGGGTTCTCGTCAGCCGGAACGGTCCAGCCACGGAAGGCGTTGTACTCAGCCCGGGTCATGGGCTTGGCGTTGATCAGTTTGGTGCCGATGTAGCGTTGCATGTCGGCCCCTCAGATGAACGCACGAATGGCCAGCGGGTCGCCGGTCACTTGGCCGATGATGTCCAGATCGTTGAAGATCACGAACAGCGCGGTCTCGCCGTTTGGCAGGGGGACTTCCCAGCGGTCGCCGCCGTACTTGGCCACGCGCACGAAGTCGCCCGGCTTGCACCAGCTGCCCTCGGGCCAGGAGTCCATGGTGTTTCGGTTCTTGAAAGCCAACGCGCCGACGCTGATCACCTTAGCCACCTGCGTGTTCCACTTCTCAGTGTCACGCGAGCCGTTGTCGATGATGATGCCGGAGGCGGTTTTGGTCTTGGGGCTGCGGATTTGCACCAGGACACGGCTTCCAAAAGGGGTGATGCCTGGGTCGGCATCCGGAAAAGCCTCGATCAATGCTTCGCTCATGCTCTGCTCCTTTCAGCAGTTGTTGTCGGCGGCCACAGCGGCCACCCTCAAAAAATCGTCACAGACCCGTGCAAATCACAGGTCTCGGTCGCCGTGGCGCTCGTCGTCCAGAAGGTCGAGCAGGGCTCGGATGGCTGCTTCGTATCCTGCAACCATGCCCACTCGGTATCCGTACTCGAAAGCGTCGCGATCGACCGGGCGCTTGAGAGCCTCAAGCGCAAAAGCCTGCTGGTCAGCTTTGAGCTTTCCGAGCAGGCGGTCCTCGACTGCCATCAGCAGGGCGTCTTTGGCATCGAGGGTGCGGCCGGCAGGGTCTGGCCGGTCACGGGCTGGCCAGCGGCCATGCGGTGGTGTTGCTTGACCAGCGCGCCGGTCATTGGCACTGTGCCTTGGGTGGGTTTGTCGCTCATGGTGTGCTCCTTATGAAAATTAACGTGTGCCTGGGTTGATGCCGGTACCGGTGCTGACAGCCACCTTCTCGCCGGATGCGATTTCGGCAGCGGCCAGGCGCATGGCCGTGGCGTTGTCCGCGTCGTTCATCGTCAGCTTAGCGTCGATCTCTGCCGCTGTGCGCTCGTTTTCCGAGGCCTGGCGCAGTTGCTCGCGCTGCAGGTCTTCGGCACGCGACTGCTGCTTGTCGGCCAGGGCCAGCTGATCGGATTGCTGCTTTTGTACCAGCTTGGCTTGCTCGATCTGCTGGCGCTGTGCGTCGGACTGAGCGCGCTGATTTAAAGCCAGCTGCTGCACCTGCGCGTTGAGCTGGGCAATCTCCATGCTCTTGTCCTGCGGCATCTGCGGCGGCTGCGGTGCAAACTGCTGCGCCATCTCGTCGATCTTGGCCAGGTCCTGCGCAAAGTTGGCCAGCTGTTGCTCGATGATCTGCTGGACCTTCAAGATCACGCGCACTTGCTGCTCGGCGTCGCTGCTGATCAGCTTCTCGCGCTCGGCGCGCTGCACGGCCTCGTGGGCTTGCGTGAGGTAAAAGTTCAACAGGTGGTCACGCAGGTGCTGCGCCATCGGGTAAATGTACGTCTTGATGATCGCCGGGTTCATGCCAAAGATCGGCGACTTCAGGAAAGCCAAGTGCGTCTGAATGTGCGCCACGTGGTCCTGCTTGGGCAGCACGTAAATCGGGCGGCCCATCGAGGCGGCCACGTTCTCACTCACCGGGTCAACGTCGTCCTGGCCAGGCTCGGGCTGCAGCACGTCGTCTGGGCTGAGCTTCAAGTTGCGCAGGAACATTTCCTCGACCTTGCGCAGGTCGTACATCTGCGGCATGGCCGCCGCGCGCTGCTGCACGGCCTGCACCTGAGCGAAGCGCTGAGCCTCGCTGAAGATGGCGGGGTCGCTCACAGGCACAACGTCCATCGGGCCGTCGAAGTCTTCTGGCTTGACGTCCAGGCCGTTTTCCATGGCCTCGATGTCTTCCTCGGTCAGGTACGCGCTGTTGATCCGGTGCAGGATCTGGAACACGCGGGCCATCGAGTTGTGCAGGCGCGAGTGGATGGAGCTGAACACCACCATGCCCTGCTCGATCAGCGCCAGCGTGGTGCCGACAGGAGCGTTGGGGTTTTGGTCGGCGAGCTTCTCGAACGAGGTCTGCACCACGCCCTTTCCGGCGTCCACCAGGAAGCCGAGCAGCTGGAACAGCGTGGGCGATGGGCCGTTGAACGGCAGCGCCATGGCCAGCTTGCGAATGTCGTCGACGAGAGCGCCGCCCTCGATCTCGACCACCTCGGTTGGCTGCACGTTGATCGTTTGGCCACCAGGCCCGCCCTTGAGCTTCAAGAGCGTCGGGATGTTTTGGATGTGAGCCGAGTCCAGCAACGCACGCAGCGCGCCGGTGGCTGCGCCCGACAGGCCGCCGATCATGTGGGTCAGGCCGATCGGGTAAGCGCCGCGCCATGGCACGAACGGGAACTCGACAATCCAGTCCAGCTCCTTGCGGCGCTTGTCCTCTGGCTCCCAGTTGCGGTACAGGCCAAGAGCCATGCGCGTGGACTTGTCGATGCTGATGATGTACGGCTCCATGCCGTCACCGAAGTCCAGGTGGGTGTAAATCTCGAAGATGGTCCGCAGGCCGTCCTCGTTGTAGCTGGTGTCCTCGCGGCCTTCGATCTTGTCGTTGGCGATCGTGGCCTTGCTGAACTCGATCTGGTCGGGCGAGCCAATGTCAACCTCGGCGTACATGCCCGCCTTCATACGGCGGTTGAACTCGGCCTTGGTGACGTACTGAACGTGCGTCTTGCGCTCAGCGGAGTAGAAGTTGGTGGCCGCAAACGGCAGGTAAATGTCGTCGATGGCGATGAACTCAGCCGTCGGGCGATTCCACTGCGGGGACCACATGAGCTTCAAGTACTGGCCGCCGCCCAGGGGCAGCTGCGTCGAGAGTTGCTCGAGCTCGCCGCGCAGCTCAGGCATCTGCTGCGTGGTCTGCCAGTTCATGAACTCGGCCTTGCGGCGCGCTTTTTCCAGCTTCTCGGGCTCGACCTCGCCCAGAATTTTGGACTTGACCGGGCCGGAAGGCGGGAACACCTCCTTCATGAAGCGGGCGCTGAAGTCGACGCAGGCCTCGACCAGCATCGGGTGCACAACCTTGTTGGCGCCTGAGAATTGAGCGCCGCCCGGGGCATCGTCGCCCAGGCCGGTGCGGCGCAGGCCTTCCTCGTAGAGCTTGTCGCGCTTGGAGCGGGCGTCCTTGTCGCGCTCGATCTTGTCGAGCAGGTCGACCACGGCGTCGCTGAGCATGCTGCGATCGACCTCGTCGACGATGTTGGCGAAGTGGGCTTTCTTGTCGGCCACGTCGCGCTCGTTGGTCATCCGAATGACGGCGCCGCCGTCCTCGGTGTCCTCGACCTCCAGGTCCTCGTCAGGCAGGGAGACGGACTCGCCGCGCTGATCGTCCTCGCTGGGGTTTTCGTCTTCGCCGTTGTTCAGAAGTTCGTCAGCCATGTCTGTCAGCCTGCATTAAGGGCGTGGAGCTCGCCCACGATGGTGTCGATTCTAGCCGGGTCGAAGTCAAGTGTGGGGGAATTTGCACCACCGACCAGGCCGCCTTCGGCGAAGCCTTCCGCGTTTTTGCGCACGATGTCCTTGTACTCGTCCTCAGTGACGAACCGCTGGCCACCACGCATCTCTGCTGGGACGCCCATTTGCTGCAGGTCGACAAGGCCGGTGTTTTTCAGGTCGCCGACGTTGCTCCAGTTCTGGCTGCGCACAAAGTCTTGCACGGCCGGCAAGTACTCGGGGTTGGGTGCGCGGTTGGCCTTGCCTTTGATCTGGACGATGTCTTGGCGCATAAAGTCGCCACTACCCATGATTTCAGCAACCCGGTTAAAAGTCTCCATTCCTTTTTCTGGCAGACCTTCGCTTATGGCCATTTTGATTGCCTCCTCGGATGTGATGTTTCGAGGCGCAACTTCAATCGTCACGTGAGGCTGGCCCTTCTTGTCGCGCAGGCTGAAAATCTTGGACCGGCCCTCGACCACGTCCGGGCAGTAGCCGCCGACGCAGTGGCCCATGGTCTCGCCCTCGTATTTCAGCGCGTCCTCCAGGGCTTTGTAGGACTCGTCCATCTCGACCTTCTTTTTGCGGTTGAAGTCGGTCATCATGTCGCGCACAAAATCGTCAAACGCTTGCGTGCCCTCATCAAGACCCTCGTCAAATGCCATGTCCTCGGCAACTTCGCGCATCTGACGCTGGTCCATGTCCGGCGGCAAATCCATCTCGGATTTCTCGACGCTGATCTTGCGGCCTGTTTCTTTGGGCGCGCGCAGCTCAACCCACTTGAAGCCCTGCTCGGGGTACTCCTTGACTACCTGCGTTGCCGGGCCCATGGCACGGGCCATGTCGGCCTCAGCCTTTTGCGCCGCGCGCCACTCGTTGATCTTGGCCACGCGCTCGACGGCCTGGGGCACGGTGACTTTCTCCAGGTCCTGGTACTTCAGGCGCAGGTTTGCAGGAAGTCCCGAATCGGGATTAACGGCGTTGCGAAGCTCGTCGGCAAGGTGGCGGAAGCCCAAGTCGTCGCCAGCTCCGCTCAGCATTTCGTAGACACGTGTCTCTGGCGGGACTTTGAGTAGCCAGGGGTTTTCCTCAACGGCTTTCGGGTAATAGCCGCTTGTCATGTCGGATGCGAGCAGCTTGTTGACAAATGTGTCGGCACGGCCTTCCCAGCTCTTGGCCAGCGGTGATGTGGCCATACCTTCTTCTGGAAAACCAGCTGAAAGTCGAGGAACAACAAGGCTGTAGCCGGTTGGGGTTGGCTCGTAATGCATCACACCTCGCTCAGCCAAAGCCCGCAGCGGGTCTTCTGGCGTGGCCATCTCGTTGCGCATGTACTTGCCCAGCTTGGACTCAAGCCAGCGGTTCATGGCCACTTCAGGCTCAAGACGCGCACGCTCTCTTGCAAAAACAGCAGGGTCCATTGCGACACCAGCCTCGACGTTTTGCGCGTAAGCCGCATCAAGGTCACGCAGTCGACTGGCTGGGTCCTGGCCAATAACTCGCGTCTTCATCGGCTCAATCGAACGCTCCACGCTCCCCGCCAGCCAGTTGCCGCCCTTGGGTTTCACCACGTTCACGGCAGGCTGCCCAGCGGCCATAGCGAAGTCCCGCCCAGCACGCGAGACAGCCGACGGCAACGCGGCGACCGCACGCAGCGGTGCACCGGGTCCGGTGTAGAAGCCGCCGCCAAGCTGGCCGGCGGTGGTGAACGCTTTACCTGTTGGCGTCTGGTTCAGCTCGGGCATCGGCAGGCGCTTTTCCACGTCCTCGGATGTGGGCAGCACCGTGCGCTCAGACAGGCCGGGGAGCATGCGGATCAGCGACTCAATGTCGCCTGGCGCACCCAGCACGCCGGAGACCATGCCACGCAGCGCGGACAGGGGCGCATCGGCCGCAGCGCGGCGGTCTTGCTGAGACTCGGGGCGGCGGCCAGCGGAGCGGTAGCCAATGAATGGGCGGTTCAGCTCGTCGGCGCTCACCTCGCCACCCTTGGCCTTGTTCACCCAGGGACGCCCCTCGGTTCGAGTGGTGGCCGGGCGCTCGGCGGCAGACTGGATCAAGTCCTCAAGCTCACGCTGCGACTTCGCACGCCGCGCCAGCTCAATGCCCAGCGCGTTGTTGTGCATGTCCTGCTCGTAGTCGGGCGGCATCTGGCCGCGACCGATCAGCGTCATCAAAGCGCGCAACGGAGACGTGGAGTACTCGTGCGCCTTGCCAGCCAGGTCAGCAACCGTCGGGCCGTACTTTCGAGCCATGGTGCCAGCGGCCAGCATGTGGCGCGCGGCGTCTTGTTGATCATCTTGGCCCATTTGCCCCGGGTACATCTCGCGAGCAATTGCGCGGGAGTAAGGCGAGACGGAAAGAAGGGATGGGGTATTGGGCATGATTTCACCACTTAGTTTTGTCTTTTCCAGTAGCCTCTCGGCATCCTGTTTTCGGTTTGTTGAGCAACTGTCGCCCATCTTACGTTCCCGGGCTCGTAATGTCCAAGCGGATCAATCCTGTCAAGTGTTTGGTCCTCGGGTCGAACACCTATGCAATCGATCAATTCTTGGAGCGAACTGAATCTGAACTCGACTTTTGCGTAGCACGCGTGATGCTTTGCGCCCATCTTGCAGCGCTGTTTTGCCTTGTAGTAACTGGTTTGAGTTCTTGCGAGCACAGGGTCGTTTTTGACGCCAGTGCCCTTGCGAGGATGGTCGCGTCCGTCAAATCGATGGCGGTTATGGCATGGCTTGCAGATTAAGGGTTTACCTTCTCGCTGCAGTCTTGCCAAGACGTCGGATCGAACCATTCGCTTCTCACCACAGTTTGGACACTGGGCCTCATATTTCAAAAGTTGATTTGGCATGCGTTGCTCCTTTGTGAGCATTATGCCACCATTTGGTATTGTTTACCACTTCACGCGGTTACTCCAGTACGCCGCGCTCGACGGACCCTTGGCAATGTTCTTGGCGTGACGGGCTTTGAAGGAGTCGCGCTTGGCGGTGGTGGCCGCTGACTCGCCCGACTTTGGCTTTCCCGCTGTCTTGGCCCCCTGCTCACCGAAGCGGATCACCTTCTCGGTGCCGTCGTAGCAGGCTTTGACCACATGCGACTTCTTGGGGTGGTCCGGCGTGCGCTTAGGCTGGTTGCACGCCATGTCGGCTTTTTTGACAGGCTTGGTCATTTGGACTTCCTTGCGGCGCGCATGTTGTCGACCAGGTTGGGGTACGGGCGTCCGGCCTTTTCGGCTGCGCGCTTGGCGCTGGACTTCGCACTGGATGACAGCGCCTTGGGAGCGCCCAGGGAGCTGGGACGCTTCTTGTCCCAGACTGGCTTTGGTGGTTTAGACGGCATACGGGTTGACCCTTCCTTCACGATGACGGGGCCTGTCTTCGTCAACGTCGCGTGCTTGTGGCAGCTCGAACCAACCGTCGTTCTTCAGGTAGATGACCGCCTGCGTGAAGGTGTCCACGTAGTCGTCATGTTCCGCGACGGGGAACTTCGCCACTTGGTTCAGGAACGGCTGGGCCCAGCTCACAGGCTGGCCGGGGTTCTTGGCAGACTCCGGGATCCACAGCAGTCCAAGCTCCAACGTCGGCGCGGTCTGGTGCGCCCTCGACACCTTATCCGCTTGACCGGGATTGTAGCCAACGGCCGGGACCTTGGCCAGACGCAAGTCCTGCAGTAGCGATTGGCCGCTGGCCTTGGCCTCAACCAGGATGCGGTCGGGCCGCCTGCCCTTGGTGGGCATACCCGCCTTGGCCGACTTGTCCGCGCCGTACTCGCTGGTCCAGTCCCGGATGACCTTGGCTCGCAGGTCGGGGTAGCCCAAGTGCTCGTCCCAGGCATCGAGCAGCATGGCGTTGCGCAATCCACGGTGCGTGAACACGCCCCAGACCGAGCAGGCAGTTGGGTCGCCTGTGGTCCGCTCGGTGAAAGCGCAGTCGTAGCTTTGCAGGATGTACTCGAAGGGCGGCAGGCGCTGGGCCATCGGCCAGAGCTGGAAGCAGTCGGTCTTCAAGATGCCGCCCTCGACCGGCGATGGGTCCTGCTGGAGCTGGCCCGATGCACCGTAGGTGCCCAGCAGTTGCTTGAGCTTGGTGATCTCGGCCTCGCCGAAGCGGTCCGGGCAGATCAGCTCGCCCTTGGTGCGCCGTGGGTCGTAGGGCCCCAGCACCGTGCGCCTGGACTTACCGTCCCACTCAGCCGGGATGCAGATGTGCTCCCAGCCGCCAATGTCGTTGATGATGTGGCCGCTGATGTCCTTCTCGTGCAGTCGCTGCATGACCGTGACCATGGCGTCGGTCTTGGGGTTGTTCAGCCGGGTGGACCAGACCATGTCGAACCACTCAAGCGCGGTCTCGCGCATGGTCTCGGACTGAGCGTCCTGCGCGCCGTGCGGGTCGTCCAAGATCAGGCGCGAGCCACCCTCACCCGTGGCGGTACCGCCCACCGAGGTGGCCAGGCGGTAGCCGGTCTTGTTGTTCTCGAAGCGCTGCTTGGCGTTTTGATCGCCTGAGAGCTGGAACATGTGCCCCCAGCGCTCTTGGTACCAGGGCGACTGGATCAGGCGGCGGGCCTTCAAGTTGTCCCGGATGGACAGCGTGCCCGAGTAGGACGCGGCAAGGAACTTCTGCTCGGGGGACGTGAGCCACTCCCAAGCGCACCAGGCCACCGAGACGATGGTGGACTTGGAGTGGCGCGGCGGGATGTTGATCAGCAGCCGCGTAATGTCGCCGGAGCTGACCGCCTCCAGGTGCTCGCAGATGGCCTCGATGTGCCAGCTCGGCACAAACGGCACGCCCGGCTCCATGACGTGCCAGGCCTGCTGCACGAACTCGTACAGGCTGGCGCTGGCCTTGCGCCGGGCTTGCTCCCGGGCGATCAGGTCCAGCATAACGGCGGGGGAGACGGCGGCGCTCATTGGACGCGAATCTCCCCGCGCTCGAGCTTGTCGCGCTGGTCCATGGCGTTGTGGATGGCGACGTCGTCGTAATCCTCGTGCAAGCCTGGGCGGCACCAGCAGGCCATGGTCAGCTCGTGCTCTTTGAAGTCGCCGAGCGGGACGATGTGGCAAAGCACCGCCTCATCGCCTGGGTGAACCGCCGAGGCAGTCATGCGGCGTTGATCGCCTCTTGCAGCAAACGCACGGCGTCAAGTTGCGCGTTTACAACGGTTGAGTTGGCGTGGCCCGTCTCGCTCATGGCCTGGCCTTGCGCTTGGCACTGGTTGCCGAAGGTGTCCAGCAGCGCCAGGATGCGGGCGCGCTCAAAAGCGATCATGTCCTCGCCGTGCTGGCGCACCAAGTCCTCGGGGTAGAGGGCTTGAAATCGGCCGTCGTGGTCGAGCAGCGCGGGCAGGGGGGACTCGGGAAGGGTAGGTTTGTTCATTGTGGGGTCTCGGTTGTGTTTTCGGTTGGAAGGCCCATGGCCAGAAAATCGGCGTACTGCGAGGCGGTGAGGCCACCGGACTCGGCCTCGTCGCGCATCCAGCCAATGATGCGCCGGCGCTCTGCAACGGCCGCGTCCAAGGCGGACTGCTCGATGGCCGCTTCGATGCGGGGTGCGATCTGGGCCATGGCCGCTTGCACCTGCTGCTTGCCGTAGGCCTCAAGCAAGACCTGCCCAGCGGCGTCGCCCTCGCAGGCGCGGATCTTCATCGTGGTGAAGAACGGGTCCATTGGTTCGTTGGCGCTCATTCCTCGCCCCCCTTCGCCTTCATCAGCAGCGCCTGCATCTGCGCCAGCTCGGTGTCGTTGAGGCCCTTCAAGTCCACGCTGGACAGGGCGATCGCGCCGCCGTCCTTGCCGGTGTGCTCGACCTTTTGCGTCTCGGACCACTTCATTTGGGTCTTGGACCACCAGATCATGGCCGTGGTGTCGCCGCCCGTGGCCTTCTGGAACAGGGTGCGGCCGACCTGGCTGTTGGCCTTGGCCTTGCCTGAGACCAGCTCTTCGGCGAAGTGCGCGGTCAGGGTGTCCACGCTGATGCCCTTGCGCACCAGTACGGCGATCTGGTCCAGTGGCAGGCCGTAGCCCGAGAGGGCTTCTACCTGCTTTCGCTCGGTTTCTGTGGGTTCGAATGGGTTACGCCCAGCCCCTGGCTGTGCTCCACCGTTGTTTTTTCTGCCGTCTGGCTTTTTTACAACGGGTTTTTCGATTTTTTTAGTCATGAATCTCTCCTTTTACGTCAGTGATTCGGTGGGTTTTGGTCATCAATCGGCCTTTTTGCCCGCCTTGGGCTTGTCGGCCTTGCCAATTTCGCTGCCAATCAGCGAGTTGGGGCTGCGCTCGCCCATCACCTCGGTGAAGGACCGTCCGTCCGACTCCAGGTGCGCGTGCTTGCCGGTGAACGCCTGCCAGCGCGTGACGATCACGTCGCAGTATTTTGGGTCCAACTCCATCAACCGTGCAATGCGGCCGTTCTTCTCGGCAGCGATCAGGGTGGTGCCGGAGCCGCCGAAGCTGTCGAGGACTTGGTCGCCGCCCTTGGTGTTGTTCAGGAGTTGGTACTCGAAAAGCGCCACGGGCTTCATGGTTGGATGCTCGCCGTTGCGGGTGGGTTTGTCAAACTCGAGGATGGTGGTCTGCTTGCGGTCGGCAGCCCAGAGGTGGCCTGCGCCGTCTTTCCAGCCGTAGAGGCAAGGCTCGTGCTTCCAGTGGTAGTCCTGGCGGCCCATGACAAGGGAGGACTTTTTCCAGATCAAACACTGGCGAACGGTCCAGCCTGCGTCTTTGGCTGCGCCTCGGAAGTTGTAGCCCTCGCTGTCGGCGTGCCAGATGTAGAAAACGGCACCGGCCTTCATGACCGAGTCGGCGGCGGTGTAGGCGTCGCGCAGGAACTGGCGGAACTGGTCGTCGCCCATCTCGTCGTTTTTGATGGTGAGCTTCTCTTTGGTGCCGCCCTCGTAGGCCACGTTGTAAGGCGGGTCGGTCAGCCACATGTCGACCATCTGGTTTTGGCAGAGCTTGGCCAAGTCGTCCATGCTGGTGCTGTCGCCGCAAAGAAGTCGGTGGTTTCCCATGACCCAAACGTCGCCTTGGACGGTGACCGGGTTGGCTGGAGCCTCTGGCGCGTCGTCGGGGTCTGTGAGGCCCTCTTCCAGCTCCAGTGGCATGAGGGCGTCGATCTCTTCTTCGCTGAAGCCGGTGAGCTCCACGTCGAAGCCTTGGGCGATCAGGTCCTTGAACTCCAGCGCCAGCATCTCGTTGTCCCAGCCGGCGTTGAGCGCAAGTTTGTTGTCGGCCACGATATATGCGCGCTTCTTGGCGTCGGACCAGCCCTTGGCGACCATGACCGGGACCGTGGTGATTTTGAGGCGCTGTGCGGCCATCGTGCGGCCGTGTCCGGCAATGATGCCGCCGGTCTCATCGACCAGGATTGGCGTGGTCCAACCCCACTCTTTGATCGAGGCCGCGATCTGTCCGATTTGCTCATCCGAGTGCGTGCGGCTGTTGCGTGCGTAGGGGATAAGTTTCTCGATGTTCCAGTGCTCGATTTTGTCGGCGGGGTTTCCGGTGATGTTTTCGGCTGTGATTTCCGGGGTTGATTTTGTCATGGGGTGCCTTGGGTGGTGGTGGGGATTATGCAACGCGCCAGCAGCGTGCGCCGTCGGCCTCTGTTGCGCATGTGAATTTTTTGCCGGTCTTGTTGGCGTGCCATTGGGTGGCGTTGCTTAGGCCCCTTGCGGTTATGCCAGGCGCAAAGAACGAGTCGCCAACTTCCATTTGCGGGAAGGGGTACTTGGGCTTTGCGCCGGAGCCGATGTGCTTGGGGGTGGGAACGTCTTTTTCGATGGTGAACATAATCAATCCTTGTTTTGAACTTGGGCCTTTATTGTGACGCAAATCAACCAAAGCTCAAAATCAATCCAGACTGAAACGGTCGGGCATAAAAACCGCTGGCACAACCTGGCACCGGTGGAACAGGCTGAAACGCTACCTTGCTCCTAACATTCCTTGCGCGTGATGTGTGTGCGCACATTATGATCATAGGCGTTTTAACCTGTGCATGGTTGTGCCAAAGTGAAAAACCTCAATGAATTCAAAGGGTTGCACGGGTTTTTTGGGGTTAAAAAAAGGTGTGCCAGCTTGCACCGGCACACCTTCAAGTTGTGCCAAAGCGGCAAATTTAGAAAGGGCTCGCATCTGATTCCCAGTCGTGGCGCATCCGAATGCCGGTGTAAAGGTTCAAACGTGTGCCAGAAGCGTCGTTGGCACCGGATGGTTTCGCCTCCGATGTTGTGCCAAAAGCTCGTGGTTGGCTGCGTTTGATGCCCGGGAAAGCGGCCGAAAGCTGGCGGCCAAACGACACTTTGGTGCCCGCGTGGTCCCGGCCCTGAGCCTCGCACCAGGTCTTCCAGGCTTTGAACAACTCGTCCCGGTCGGCCTGCGCGTGCTCGCTGATGACGCAGTGCTCTTGCACAAAGGCGCGGATCGGGCTGGTCTGATCGACCAGGTCGGCGGCCAGCTCGTCGGCTGAATGGGGGCGTTGGAAGTAGCCGCGCTCGTTCAATCTGGCCAAGCCGTCCAGTGCCCAGATGACGATGCCGGGCAGCTCTTTGAGCAGGCGGGCGGTCAGGCCATGGTCCTCTTTGCCCAGGAAGCTGGTGTTGAATTTGAAGGGCATGAAGCGGTTGGCCAGCGCCGATGAGGCGTCCGAGAAGGCGGGCAGCTCGTTGGAGGCCAGCACGAAGCGGGTGGGCATCTTGCCGGACCACGCGGTCATGTTCTTGCGGTCGATGGTGATGGCGTCCTCGCCGGAGATGCGCAGCAAGTTCTCGACGATGGGCTGCTGGTCAGCGCGGCCGGAAAGGCGGGCGTCCGAGATCATGGCCAGGCGCTTGCCGATCAGGGGCTGCAGGCCGAACTGCGTGCCCAGGGACGCCAGGCTGGGGCTGACCCGGTTGGCGTAGCCGACCAGGGCCTCAAGGATGCGCAGGATGGTGCCCTTGCCGCAGCGCGGTGGGCCGATCAGCATGAACATCTTTTGTTGACTGGTGTCATCGGTCAGCAGGTATCCAAACATCTCGGCCAGCGTGGAGATCGACTCGGGGTCGTCGGGCCAGAGGCTTTTGAGGAATTTGATCCACTCGGCGGGCTCGGGGGCATCCGGTGTGTAGTCGAAGTCCAGGGCAGAAGTGACGAACAGCCGGTCGGTGGACGGGCTGAGCGTGCGGGTCGGGTGGTGCAAGAAGCCGTTTTTGAAGGCCACGATTTGGTGGGCCTCCACATCGTCCGGGCGCTGCTCGATCCAGACTTGGGGCTCGGGCAGGTCGGCATAGCAGACCGCGCGCAGGGCGTGGGCCACGTCGTTGACCGTGCTGGACTTGGGGTTGAAGGCCACCACCTCGGACGCGCCGGTCTTGGGGTGGACCTTGAGCGTCACGCACTTGGCCATGAAGTGGTAGAGGCGCTGGTCAATGTAGACGCGGTCCCGGGTGACGTAGCGCGTGGCGTCCCAGCTGTAGAACTCGCCGCGCCAGTGGATGATGCGGCCGCGCTCGGGCAGCGTGTCGTGGAACAGCTCGGCTGTTTTCATAGGCGAGCTGGAGAAGATCATCCGCTCGTCGTCTGCGTCCGGTGGGTTGGGTGGCTCCGGCGGCTCGTCGGGCGGAATGTCGTCCCAGGGTGGCTCGAAGT